ATGGTTATTCGGAGGAATATGCGCTGTTATCTTGTCGGTCTGTTTCTTTTTGCGGCGGTGATTTTTTTTCCGCTTTGGGCTCAGACAAATACGAATGAAATTGTTGAAGCTGTTGCCCGGGTTGAAGAAGTCAGTCTTTGGCTGTTGAAAACTCGTTTATGGATTTTTGGAGGGATATGCGCGCTTATATTATCAGTTTGTTTTTTCTTGCGTCGGTGATTCTTGTCTGTGCCGAAGAACGTCCCTGGCATAGCACGCCTTACATCAATAATTCTGTTGGCCCTTGGTGTATTACCGTGGTGCAACAATATTGGGTAGCTGTGTGGTCAAATTGGGGCGAAATTTCTCATCCTGATTTGCCGTCTGCATGGAGTCGGGCTTTTACTAATTATTCTGGAACATTACCGGGGCCTTCGTCGTATCCTCCTAATCCTCCTTATTCTGCTCCCTGGATTCCGCCTCCGGAAGATGCAAATACTATGCAGCCGCCCGGTATTTCTGACGGGACAAATTATTATATTACTTATGAATTGCCTTCGTTGACCAATACATATCCTTATGATGGTTCCGGTGGATATAATGTTTATGATGATGTTGGCTATTATACTGTTTGGTATTCTACGAATGGTCCGCCGGATACGAATTATTACTGCTATTTTGATTTGGAAGGTGTTTTTTATTCAGAGGACCCGTCCGGATATATGACTGCTTTATTATGGGTTCAAGCGCCGGAATACGTTTTCGTAAATCTGGCGAACTATACGATTTCCGAGAGTGGCGCATATACAAAAAGTTATGGACCTTATCCTTTAGATCAAACCCTTGCATATCTTTATAAGCATTATTGGAATGTTTTTATTTCTAGCAGTTCAGGCGCCAGTAATAAAACTTATCATTTGGATGGTCCCGAAATGTCCGGGTCTTATGAAAATAATCATCATTATTTGACTAAGTTTGATTTTACGATTTTTAATACAAATGCGCCTTATATTCCTGATGTTCCGACAAACATGCCTCCGCAATATCCTGATTATCCCGGTCCCTGGGATACTAATACGTATGGTCCTTGTCCGCCTTATTATTCGCCTTGGCCGCCTGATTATCCTCCTCCGCCGCCCTTGACCAATTGGCCGTCTACTCCGCCGCCTAATTGGCCTTATAATACAAACAGTCCTTATAATCCTGATCAACCGCCGTCCCCTACCCCTGACCCGAATAATCCGACAAATTATTCAGACCCTACTCCTGCCTATACAAATGGCGGCGTGTCTTATAGCTTATCGCAATGGTATTCCATGTTTCGTGATGCCTTGCGTGATGCCGGCAATGAAGTTGATTATGCTGTTCCGGCTCAATATCAGTTTGCTTGGTCAAATACGATTGCTCCTCAACTTTCTCAATTATCTGATTTTCATGCTGTTGGTGTTTCTACTCTATCTAATGTTAATCGTTTAGTTCAATCTTCTGTGCAAAAAGTTTCAGCCTTGAATGAAGCGTTTCCAACCCTTCAATCTTTAGAGCCGTTAACTTCGCTTGACCTGGGTGAAATTCCGATGTTTGGGTCAGTGTCTATTGATTTATCGCAATTTTCAACGCCTATTACATTATTTAGAAACATATTAAAATTAGGATTATATTTATCTTCTGTGTTGTATGCGATTGCTATGATTAGGAAGGCATTATCAAGAGGGGGTGATTAAATATGCGTAAAACATTATTTTTAATTTTATTGTTGCCGGTATCGGTTTTTGCTGATGCTCCGATTGATTTGTCTACTACTGGATCGTCTTTAACAAGTTATATTGCCGGTGCCGCGTCTGCCGCTATACCCTTATTGTTGGCTTTGTGGGGTCTGGTTGTAATTATCAAGGCTTTTTTAGCTGTGCTTTTTCCTAACGAGCTTGCCGTTCAAAGAGAGATTGATTCTGGACCTAATCAGGAGATTGGCGATGATGAGCCACTTACAGAAGAGGAGTTGGATTATTTGCCGGAGGGTTTTGATGCTGATCATCAGGATATTTAGTAAAGGGGGTGAATTGAATGTTTGCCAAATTGTTTGATTTTTTTGCGAAGTGGTTTGACGCAATAGTTAAATTTCATCAGTCTGCGTTCAGTACTATGGTATATCTGTTAGGTGCTGGTTTTGGCGCCATTTTGGGCTTTTTAATTTTTATTAAAGAGAGTTTGCAGACCATAAATCAATTTTGTTTTTATCTTGCTTCAAAGATAGATCAGATTGGAGTTCCGGTCGGGTTGACTGACGGATTATCAACGTCTATCAGTGCCGGTGGAATAACATCTGCGTTGTTGATTATGAATACATTTTTCCCGTTAACTGAAATGTTTGTCTGTATTCTACTTTTATTAAATCTTGCGCTCTGTTTGACAATCTATGGTTTGGTTAAGTCTTGGATACCTACTGTTTCGGGATAGTTATTAATCAGGCTACGAGGAGAGCCGCCAAGAGCTCCCCGCAGTAGCCTGTTAATAACTGCCGTAATCGTCATGATGAGATGAAGATGATATATGATAGAGGCTTTTGTAGGCAGGATTGGCGGCGGCAAGACTTATTATGCCGTGGAGCGCGCCATGAAGTATATTGCAAATGGCGGTTGCGTATGTTCAAACATTGAGATTGTTCAGCCGAATTTTGGAGATTATGTTGCCCGAAATTATCGTTGGGAGATGGATGAGAAACAATGGATTTTCCTTGAAAATGATTCAATATCTCAATTTCATCGTTTTACTCCGTCCGGCACAAAGGATATGCCGTCTCTGGTCATTGTTGACGAGGCCCATCTCTGGCTTAATGCTCGGGAATGGAACAAGGCTTCTAAAGAGCTTCTTGCTTTTCTCACTCAATCCCGGAAATGTTTCACGGATATTATCTTTGTTAGTCAGGACCTTAAAAACATGGATAAGCAAATCTCGCGGCTGGTTCAATATATTTGGCGTTTCAAGGACATGTCCACCTGGAAGTTTGGAATGTTTCAACTTAAATGGCCGTTCCCGCAATTTCTCCGGATTCAGTATGATTATGATGGCAAGACTGAATTGGACAAGGAGCTCGTTCTTAAGAACAAGAATATTTATTCCTGTTACAAATCATATAAACTGCACACAGAATTTCCCCGGCTTCAGGCACAAACAAAATTTACTGGCCGCAAGATTAAGACTGACAGGAAAAAACTTATGCGTCTTATAATACTTGGATTGGTTGTTATTGGTTTGATTCTTTTCTTTGGGTTTAAGCTCAAGGAAAAGATTGGCTTAAAGTTCGGCAATGAAAAATCTGTTCCGTCGGTTGTTCAGGGTATGATTCCCGGTGCCTCGGTGCCTGTTCAGCCGGTTAAGAAGATTTTTAATCCCGTGTTGGAAGAGGAATTTCGGGGAATCATTGAAGATAAGCGTGGTCGGGTTATAATAACTGATCAGGATACATACCAGCTTGGCAAGGTTTGCCGTCTCGGAAAAGTGGTCGGGTGTTTTGAAGACAAAGTTATGATCGCCGGTTTTGATGGCAAGCCGCGTTTAATTTTACCAGCTAAAATTCGTCATGAAAATGTCTTGTCTTCCCCGGTTCGTTCTGTTATCATTTCATCAAATGAAACTTTTGGACAATTTATTCCGGCTAATAGCGCGTCGCCAAGATGATGAATGGAAGGCGGCTGTTGATTATGGATATAAACATTTTCATGGAAAAGAATTAGAAAAGTTTTTAAGAATCGTAGATGATGTTGATGATGAACGGGTTGTTGGAACAAAAAAAGATGAAAAAAAGTGTTGACTTTTTTCTCGGGAAAATATATCTTATGTCTACTAACACCAACCCCGAAACACTATTGCTTGTTGAAAATATGTTTCTTCGATTTCTGTCTGCACAATCCCGCCTTACTCAATTCCCTATCTGACCATATAGATAAGCTTTTCTTTTCGGCCGGATCTTTCAATATCCAATACAAAGCCGTTGACGCGATTCTTGACAAATTCGCTGATAAAATATTCGGCCCTGGTCTGGCTGGTCATAGGCATGGAATTAACCTGTCGGATAATGTCTCCCTGTTGAAGTCCAAAAGCGTTGAACATGTCGCCTTCGCCTTCAATTGCCAGATTATAGCCCGCGATGTTCCGACCTTCGTAAACCGGCTTTAATGAGTCGTATATTTTAGCCAGTCGGTCGGTATCATTCAATACTTCCTTGTAATACTTCAACAATTCCGTCCGTGTCAGGACCCAGCGCTTATCTCCGACCCTTTTGCCGAATCTGTTTTGGACTTCAGCCGCTAACCTGCCGTCGGACGAGCCAGCCGTTTGTTGACTGCCCGGCTGGAGATTGCCGGCAAAACAAAGCATAATTTCTTCGTCTATCGTCCCTCTTCTTAATATGATTCGATCGGACATAATTGACCGCACTAAGGCATCGCCATCAATTAAGTCGCCCTCCGTGACGAGTAATTGTTCCTTTTTCTGCAAGTCGTCAAGAATTGCCTTCCTTGACTGCTGGTTTATTCCGACCGCAAAGAATGTGCCGGCCAGGCGAAATCTTTTGGCCGTGTTTCCCGGCGAGGCAATGCCTGAATCGGATGTTGTTTTCTTAAATACCGCGGTGTCAAAGGCAAACGCATTCGGGCCGGATTTTGGCCAAACCGCCGTGAGAGGCGGCGCAAGTCGGGTAATATTATTTGGGTTGAATAATTTGAGAATGGCAAAACCGCCCGAAACAATGATTATTGCAAAAGCCGTAAAACCTGCCTGATAGAACCAACGATAAGACTGCATAATCAGCAT